TTATGGCGCTGAAGCGTCTTCCGGAGGACTGCTGAGACAGGGATCCAGCATGATGTGGTTCTCATCGACCCGCTGAAGCGAGCCCGTCAAAATTGCCTCATCTCCAGCCGTGCGCCCGGAAAGCCCGTATGTCGCGCAGAGCACGCGCGGATCGGGAGCCTGGCACATGGCCATATAGGCAATTGGCCCGTTCATTTCGGCAAGAGTAAGGGTGCCGCGCACGGCGATCGTAATCAATCTGTCGCCGGGATCTCCGAGACGCTCCAGCGCAGACCGCAATCCGCCGCACTCGGCCTCGAAGGACGGTGGGGGCTGGCTGTGGCCCGCGCTCGCAATAAGGCAAAAGAAACCGGCGAGGCAGGCGCGGACGAGAGAAGCCATGTACCCGCCAGATTGAGACGACTTCCAGACGTTGGGGACGCTGGAAAGAGCGGGTCAGCCGCAGCCGCTAACCCTTTGATTTTAGATGGTCGGGGCGGCGGGATTCGAACCCACGACCCCTAGTCCCCCAGACTAGTGCGCTAACCGGGCTGCGCTACGCCCCGACGCGCAAACCCCTAGATTATCTTCGAGGAATTTGAAAGGGCTTGATGTGGAAGAAATCGTCGAAGGGAACATAACGGCGCCAAAGGGTCTGGTTCGGGACCGAGAGTCCCGGAAAAGTCCCGAAATCCGTTCCCGAGGTGTTCACCTGCAGGAGAACGGGAGGGCGTCGCACCTCTATGTCATCGAGGACGAGGCGCATCGCATCAAAATCGGCGTCTCCCGCAACCCGCGCTCACGCCTGCAAACGATGCAGACGTCGTGCGCCGGCAGGTTAAGGCTCCACAAGATTTTCAAGGTCGGCGTGGGGAAGGCCTTCCCGATCGAGCAAGCCGCCCACCGCGCGCTGTACTCCTGCCGAGTGCGTGGCGAATGGTTTGCCGTGGAAGACGGGGTCGCCCAACATCTTGTGGCAGCACTCATCGAGGGCAGGCAGGACATCGTCGATCTTCTGGCGCGTCGCGCCGACCTGAAGTTTAGGCTCGAGCGTCTTTATCCGCAGATGAGCATGAGGAGAGACTGCGCGGCTAGGACGCGCCTTGAAGCAGAAGAGGACGTGCTGAGCGTCGAGCTCAACGAAGTCATCAGCCAACATGTGGCCCTCGGTGTGCTCACCAACACTTGGGATGACATCTACGGCCGCATAGAGCGTCATGCCTGAAACGACAAAAGCCCCGCCCCGGCCAAAGACCGAGACGGGGCTGGATAGCCGCAGGCGTTTGTGTGCGGCGGCTATGGTTCGGGATGCTGATCGCGGGTGTCTTCCCATTCGCTGACGTGATCAGCAGGGATGGGGTGAAGCTGAAACTCCTCGACGACATAGAACAAGGGCTGGTAGCCGCAGTGCAGCCGGAACACGACGGCAAACCGGCGCCCTGCCCGCCTGAACCAGTGGTCGACTTCGACTTCGGTCAGGATGTGCGCGCTCGGCGCGATACCCACGAGGAACCGCTCCGGCATCAAAGAGGCTGAATCTTGCGACCGTCTTCGCCGCGGTCACGGTGGTAGGTGATGGACTGCATCGATCGACCGGACAGGTAGCCCTTGCCGTAGTGCCAGCTATCCTGGCTGGCCGGGCTCTGGTGCGTCTCGACGATGACGCTGCCGATCTCGTCGACCGTTTTCGTCTTGTGATGGACGTGGAACATGTGGCCGTAGCGGAATTCGGTGTCGCCCCATTCCTGCGGGACCCGGCTCGCCATCAGCATGGGCAGTTGAGCGGGCTTGATGTTGTGGCCGTGCGTGCCGCCCAGCAGGACTTTCCCGAAACGGAACCACCAGAACAGCGACGGGTCTTTGTCGACGACGACGCGCGGGTCATCTCGGTACCAGGCCGCGAGCGCGTGCACGATCGCGATCGAGGCATATTCATCGTGGTTGCCCTTCAGGAACCGGACGACGACCTTGGTGTGATTGAGCAACGCGAGGTCGACCTGAAACACGGCGAGCTCAATGGCCGCGTCGATCACCTTGTCGGTGCGGCCATCGCCGTCGAGCACATTGCCGCTCTGGGTGCGGAACTCGTTGGTGTTCGCGTGGAGATAGTCGCCGCCTCCGAGCACGATGGCCGTGGAGGACGGCGGCGTTCCGGCCGCGACCTTGATCATGGTGTCCCGGTAGCGCGCGACGGCCGTCGCTAGATCCCAATTATGCCCGGCCTCGGGCGCCCATGCGTAAAGGCCGAGATGGAAGTCCGCGAGCGGGAAGACCGTCAGCAGGTCTTCGTCCGTGTCGGCCGGCACCGGGACGGGCCGCGCCGCAGGCATATCCACAAATTTCGCGGCGATGCGCTCGGCGACATAGATCGGGTCAAGCTCACCCTGTTTGGTCTTGACCCACTTCGCCAGTTCCCGGCCATCAGGATCGACAAGCGCCGAGACGCCCTTGATCAGATGTCCGACCGGGATGACGAACTCTTCCCCCGGCTCCCTGCCCTGTTTCACATAGGAGCCGTCCGGGCCTTTGCTCGAGATGGATTTGATGATGAAGCCGGGCTTGGCTTCGACCGGGCCGAGAAGCCCCAATTCCGTGGCGCGGCGCAGGCGCTCCTGCACGGCCGAGCGCGACATGCCCATCTTCAACGCGGTCTGGACCTGGCTTTGCCCGACCTCGATATAGATCCGCGCCGTCTCTTCGACCTGCTCGGCCGTGAGTTTTGGAGATGCCATCAGGCGGGGCGCCCCAGATTGCCCTTCACAAAATCCCAGAACATCGCCCCGGTGTGATGGTTCGCGCGGTAATAGCCGCAGATGAGATTGTCACGGCCGAGATAGATTTCAGAGTCGCCCGCTTGTACGGACGGCGCGAAGATCAGAACATCCCGATTGGGAAGAACCTCGCTGCCGTTCTCGATCAGGAAGGTCACGCCCCGCGCGATTTCCTTCGGGTCTTCGACGACATGAGGCGTGGAGCCTTCACCGATGATCTCCGCGAGGACGAGAGCAACGGGCTTGCAGGCAGGCTGCGCGAGAGCGCGGGTCGGATAAAGCCATATGCCGATGTAGGAAACGAGAAACAGAACGCCGATAAGCAACGCCACAAGAACCGCAGTCGGGTCTCGCCGCTTCATGGCAGGCTCCAGATTTTGAGGAGATTCAGTTGTTCTTGATCGCAGTCCAGATCAGCGTGCAGAGCCCGCCGACGAAGAGTGTGACCGCGGCGAGGATCGTTCCGCCGACGACTTTCGAACGGGCCTCACGCCAGCCGCGCAGAAAGTGGAAGTCGGCCTGAGCCTGCACGATGCTCTCCGGTTTGGAGATGTCGATGCCGAGCGTCAGAAGGGTGTCTTTGACGGCCTTCGCAGCCGCCTTCGACGCGATGTCTTCCACTTGTTCGCTCGTCAGCGTGACGACCTGCTCTGTCATTTCGGGATCGTCTCCGTGCATACGGGCGCGCCATTGGCGCCGGAAATCCTTTCACGCAAGCACGCGTACCATTTTGAGAACGCACCGAGACGCCTCGCGTTCTCCTCGCCCCACGCACGGTTCTGTGCGGCGATCACACCAAGGTCTTTGCCCACACGCGGGACCGGAGCGGGTTGAGCCGTGGCATAGCCTGGGGCTATCGGGAGACTTTCAACATGGCGAGATCTCGCACAGCCTCCGAACGTCATCAGCAGTGGCAGCGCGACCAGCATCACGGCCATCCGGGTGGGCTTCCGCATAGTCCTGAACCTTTCGGTCTCGTTCGGCCTGCATGGCCTCCCGGAGCCGGTTCTGCGCTTCGGCGAGTATGGCCATCTCGCGCTCGTTCTTCAGTTCACGCTCAAGCCGCGCGATGTTCTCTTCCGCGATCGACCTGTCCCACTCGTCCTCTTTGGCCTCTCGACCGGCGAGGAACGCGCCCAGAAGAGCTAGCACGCCGACGGCGGCAATGGCCCCTTTCCGCACGCGCTGATCGTTCGCAAGGAACTTCAGCGCGAGCGGGAGGGCGGTCGTGAAGAGGGCCTTGAGCGTCAGCACATCATTCGACGGGCGGCTGCGTCTTGAAGAGGCCGGTGAAGCCGTCGCGGATGACGTTGATGACCGTCTTGACAGTTCCGAGGCCGGCAGTCGCCCAAGCCGTGTAGGCCGGGTTGATGCTCGATCCCGCGCAGTCGAGGCCGGTTGCCGTTTCCACGCAGCCAGAAGCGAGAAGCGCGCCAGTCACGGCGCCGAGGGCGATGATCGCCCAGTTCAATACGTTATGAACGATGTTCGAGTTCACGATTGCATCTCCAGATGTTTCAGAGGATTGCCCGGAGACCGCCGGGCGCGGGTCAGGAGATCGCGTAAGCGATCACACCAATGATGGCGGCCACAGTGAGCAGGAAGCGGAACCAGAAGCGCCTGCTGTCCGCAGCAAGCTCGGCCATGTGGTCGTCGTAATCATCGAACGCGCAGGGATTGTCGGAGCCTGACGCGCGCAGATTATCGACCTGCTCTTTCGTCCAGCCCTGCGTCCGCAGGATCGAATGATAGGCGCATTGCGACGTCCACTTCGATCGATCGGGGATGAAGCAGTGCGTGCACGGCCCCTTGGGTTTCTGGGTCACTTCACGACCGCATAAATGAACAGCGCGACGAAGTTGACGAACGCAATCAGCGCGCCCGGCAGGATGATGAAGAGGCCGATGCCTTCAGCCTCGATTGCAAGGCGCGCGGTCGACGATTGCCAGAAGCCGAACACGACCATGGCGAGACCGATGCTCAGCCACGAGAATAGAACCGCGAGCAGGAAGCCCGACCAGATCGCGTAGCAGGAGGCCCCGAAGAGCGCGAGGAGCAAGCCCCAGAAGATGGCCGCGCCTACCATTTCAGCCCTCGCTCTTAGACACGGATACGCCGCCGGCGCCTGTAATGACTGTCTGCACTTTCGGAGGCGGCGCGGTCAGCGGCCAGCGCGCGCCGAGCAGCCGCGACTTCGCGAGACGCATGACGGTGATCGCGTTCGACTGGTTCCCGCCGAGAACGTGGTAATGCGTGGCGTCCTCGCCGGCGTAGAAGCCGACATGCCCGGATGGAGGCGGCCGCTTTCCGCCATCGAACACCAGAACCGCGCCGAGCACGGGTTTCGTCTTCGTGCCCCACTTCAGCCAGTTGCGCGCGAGATACGGATTGGCTGGGGTCTTCTCGTTCGGGAGCGTCAGCCGGATCGCAGTGTCGACCGCATCGCCACACCAGGGCAGCTTCGACGGGTCGCCCAGCGTGCGCTTGTCCGACCGGAGCCAGTCCCAGAGGGTCTTCTTGTGGTGGACTTCGTGAAGCCCCTTCTTGCGCTCGATCTCTTTGAACCAAGCAGGAGCGTTCGCCGTGATCGACGCCATAAGCAGTGTCTCCGATGTGGTGGGGTGTTTAGAGGTTGAACGCCATCGCCGCGAGGCGACGGTGATGTATGAAAAACTCAGTTGTTGGGGAGATCGCTTGCAGTTAGGGTCGCGGCATGGAGATTTTCAGTTTTAAAAAGAAACCATCTATTGAAGGTCGACCCTTTCGGACCGCCTTCTCGAAGGATTTCTTGGCCGCCTATCAGCGCGGGACCATGAACTACACCTACAGAGGAACGCCCTGCCTCAAGAACCCGATTGATCTTGCGCTCTACATGAAGCTGATCTGGGAAAAGAAGCCCGCCACGATCCTTGAAATCGGCGCCTACCAGATGGGAAGCGCGCAGTTTTTTGCCGACCTTTGCCGAATGTACGGGCTCGATACTCGGGTTGTTTCGATTGACCTTCATGATCCGGCGTCAATGCCGCAGGACGACAACATCTCGTTCATGCAAGTAAATGCGCTGGACCTGGATTCCTTCGCGGTCGCTTTTGATGCACTCCCACGCCCGTGCCTCGTGATCGAGGACAGCGCCCATACCAGCGAAGTCACCTTTGCCGTTATGACGTGGCTGAAGGACCGGCTTGAGCGAGGCGAGGTTCTTGTGATTGAGGACGGCGTTGTCGAGGATATGGGAATCGCCCATACGCTAGGAGGCGGCCCAAACCACGCTGTTTCACGCTTTTTCGAACAGTGGCCCGACTCATTCCGGGTGATGGCGGAATATGCCGACTTCTTCGGCGCCAACACCACGTTCAACCCGAACGGTTATTTGGAAAAGCTTTAGCAAACAGGGTGTCGATCCCTGCCGCGTCCGTGATTGCTCCGGAACTAATCCCCGCGAGCGCCTCCGCTTCCTTCGCGAAGCATTCCTGCACGTGCCGCCCGACCGCAATCGCAACGGCCTTCATCCCGGCAGCGTCGAGATCGACAAAGCCGTCTCTCGTCTTGAACTTGATCGCTTGACCGGGCACCGCCTGCGCCATGGCGTGCGCTCCAGCGATCATGGCTTGGCTCTCTCTGTCGCTTGGGATTATCGGGCCGTCAGGGGTCTGCACCCCCGCGATTTCGACCTGATAGCGCTTTGAAGCAGCATGTGCACGTAGATGCGCCGATTGTATTTCAAAAGAATCCGGCTTTGGCCTATCCGACAGCCACACATCGATATATGGCCCATCGCCGTCGTCCCGGCAGCGGAAATCAACGTCGGGGATAAAGCCGAGCGCAATTAATCCCTCGGCCATCCTCATAGCGAAACCCCCATCCAGAACGTAGAGACAGCCAGACCTGAGACAGTCTTGTCTCCTGTGCCCGTTCCGCGCGCATAAATCTCGTAATAATCCGTTCCGTTCGCTTCTTCCAGAAATGCGAATTCAGCGGTTATGAAGTCCGTACCGGACGCTTTTCCGGTCGCGGGCGCCGCATAAAAAGCCCCGTTCTTATAAATACGTGCCTGGAAAGTACTTTGGTCAACCACGCCTCCGCTGAATTGAACGACACAGGTTATAAGAATGGGTCCGGCGGGGGGGGTCCATCTGCTATTGCCAAGGTCAAAATAAGACCCGACGTCATATACCTCAGTCGCCCATGTAAGCTTTGTATCTGTGGCTGTCGCAATTCCAGTCTGGTTCGTGCCGTTCTTGTGCACGAGAAAGCGGGGCCGATCTGTGTTCAGTATGGTCCGAGCCTGCACCGCCGTCAGGTCTTCCGGGCTTCCGCCTGATATGCTGCCCTTGATCGTTCCGGCGGGCATAACGCCGCCACCCCCGCCAACAAACTCCGAAATCACAACCGGGTCCGTGCCGATCGTACCGCCTCGGTCGCTGGAGCAGCGCCAGAGCGTGTCCTCTTTCGCCGTACCTTCCATCACCGAGAAATACGTTCCCGGCAGATCGTCATAGGCGTCGAAATCGGAATGGCGGACCGCGGCGCCGGAGCCCTGCACGACATAGACGCCGTTGTCTTCGGGGTCGGTCTGCGCGCTCAGGAGCACGAGATCGTTTGTCACGAGCATCGCGCCGTCCAGCGTGTCGCCGCTTTCGAGCGCCGTCGCGATACTGACATTTGACGTAGCCACGACCCGAACGCGTGTCAGGGCAGAGGTTCCAGAGATGCCGGGCGACCCGTCGGCCCCGCCAGCGCCGTTATCGCCTGTGCGCCAGAACTGGATTTGCACCGCGTCGTCAGCATCGAGGGTGCCGTTGCTTGCGATATGCGAAATCGTCCAGCTATCGAAATCACCGCCGTCTGTAACGGCGCTTGTGATCTGATAGGCCGCGAACGTCTCGGGAGAGCCAACCTTGCGGACGAACAGAACGCCGCGCGCGGATGTGGTCGTGCTGTCGTCGAAGACCGCCAGCAGCGCGGACACGTCGATCCCGTTCGCGTCGCTTTCGGAAACATAGAGGGTTGTCGCCGAGGCCAGCGCAGCATTGTTGATCTTGAGATACCCGGCACCGGGATCGGATGAATCCGTGCTTGTCGACCACAGGAAATCGACACCCTGAGATGTCGGGATCTGGTCGCTCTCGGCGCCGAGTCCGAGCGCCACATAGCGCAGCGTCGGAGCCTCCCAGAGATCGCCCCCGATGACCTTGCTGGCTTCGATGCGATACGCCCCGCCGATGACATGGAAGGCGAAGAAGCCGTTCTCGTCGGCGGTCATGGGATTGGAGAGCGGAGTGACACCGTCCCGGTCTGCCTTCAGGGCCGCGAGCGGAGACCCGAAGATCTCGCGGCGCACTTCGACCGAAGCGAGCGGCACAACATTGCCGGACTCGTCCGTCACCGTGCCCTGGTATCGAGCAAGCGCCATGAAATCCCTCGAATGTCAGATTGTCGTTACGAGATTAGTTGATCTCTGGGCCACGGCGATCGCCGGAGCCTGTGATGAGCAGATAGGAGACGCCGTCGATCGCTGTGCCTGCAACGCCGGGAGATCGATACCCGCTGCCGTCCGCGTATGATCCAAAGGCCTCCAAGCCTGGAAGGCCGGGCCCGCCACCGGCGCCCGCGCCCTGCGGGCCGGCAAAGCCACCGGAGGCACCCGCGCCGCCGCTTGTCGTCGACCCTGCCTGCCCGGCCCCATTGCCCCCGGAAGCGCCGCCTGCACCCCCGTCATAGCCAGCGCCGCCACCGGCACCGTGATATCTGGCGCCTGCGCCGCCGCCGCCGCCGCTCCAGATCTTCCCGGAATCAAGCTGCAGGTTCACCCTTCGACGGGAGTAAAGCGCGAGACCACCAGCCTGACCCGGTTGCTGATCGGTAGCGCCCGGCGCGGACTGACCCCGACCGCCAGCGCCGCCCTTGCCGTGAATGCCGCCCCGGATGATCAGGTTCAGGATCACCGTATCGATCGTGATCGACGATGTGCCCGATGAGACCGCGTTCTTGTCCAGCGTGATCTGCGTCGAACTGTCGACCGTCAGGATCTTGCTGTTCGCCTGAAGCCCCGTGCCGGCAACAAACATTCCCGGCGCCAGCCCGAGCGTGTCGACGGGAATTCCCGTCAGTACAGGGCTTGCGCTTGAGCGCGTCGCGTTATGCGTGCGGGTCGGCCATGTGCCGACGGTAAAGGCCGGAGTGCCTGTCGATGTCGACCCGACCCGGACGCCGCTCTCGATTATGAAGGTGACGGCATCGCCATCCACCGGCGTCGGGTAGAGAAGATCGTGCGCAGAGCGGAAGTTGATGTTGAACGTGTCGGCGACCGCGATGATCACGCGGCTCGAGAGGTCGCCATCGTCGAAGGAGACGAAGCGCATTTCCTCGGCTTCGATCTCGTAGAGCGCGTCACCAGGGTTCAGGCGCGTGATCTGGATGGGGACGATGTCTTCTTCGCCCGTTGCCGTCTGGAGGGGCTGCGCCTTGATCTGGTAGCCCTGTCCGAGAACGGGGACGATGCCCCCTTGCTGACGGAACTGCGCGAGGTTGAAGCGCCGAGGCGCATCGCGGAAGCGGCCGAGCTGGATGTCGTTGACGCGCTCGGCGACCGTGCGGCCCAGAGCCGGAATCCAGCGGGCATAGATGCGCTTGATCGCCGGCGTCCCGTAATCAGCCTCGGCTTCGGTGTCGACGGTCAGGCACGAGGAGCGATAATTGTCCGGGTCGTCGACCTTTTTCAGCGGGTTGATCTGGCCGAAATAGGTCTGGATGCGGGAGATGCGTTTCTCCGGCTGCTCCTGCATCTTGTAGGATTCGGAGATGGTGTTGTCGCGGTCGAACACTGCGGCATCCGTCGAAATCTGACGCAGCACCTGAAGGCGCACGAGTTCGGCATTCTCATCCCAGAACACGGCCAGGCCGCATTGCTGCACGAGTTCTGACACCAGCGTGTTGACGCTCGTCGGCTCCGGGATCACCGCCGTATAGACGCGCCGCAGGAAGGCCGAGGTCTCGGTCTGCCATGCCGCAAGCGGGATATAATCGGCAGGCATCTCCGCATAGGTCTGGAACAGGTCGGAGATGATGTCGGCGGGATCTTCGGACGTGTATTGCAGGCAAAGCTGCACGCGGTCTTGCGCCTTGTGCGCCGCGGCGACTGTTCCCTGCTGGCCTCGCGTCAGGGTGAGCGCGTCGCCCAAGCGCGTGAAGGAGCAGATTTCCGTGCCGCCGATCGCCACCAGACCGGAGTCGGGATATTCCGAATTTCCGATGCCAGTCGGAGACAGGGTCGCTGCGGTCACGCTGCTGTTGATGTCCGCGACGATGAAGCCCTGCGACAGGCGCGGCGCCTGCGCGCGGTCGCCGTCGGCCATCTTCAGCACGTCTTTGGCAATGATCGTGAAGGTGCCTTGGGGCGAAAGACCTTCCGTGCTTTCGATGATGAAGTGCCGGGTCTCCATGTCGATGAGAGCCTGGCCGAGATCGCCGCGGATCAGCCGGATCTTGCGCCCCCGGAGGAACGGCTGGCGCGCGCGGAACTTGCCCCAGAAGGTTCCGGTCCTGAACGGATCGTAGGCACGGTCGGCCAGATATTTGTCGAAGCCCGGCCCGGTGTCTGAGTGCCGAAGGTCGCGGAACGTGACCGCGAGCGTCGCTCGCTGCCCAAGGTTCTCGCCGAGCGAGATCACCGCCGGGGTAAAGCTGACGTTTTCGATCGCCGGGATCGCGTCGATGATGTCCTTCGGATAATGCTCGCTGTCTTCCGAGAAGCGCAGCGTGACGATCGTCTCGTCGTAGTTCTCGCGGTCCTGACATGTCGCAGGGGTGTTGAAGCACTTGATCGTGCCGGTCGGATCGGGCCCGGTAAGCGTCGCCGTGCAGGGCGAATTGCCATAGACCAGCGCGCAGTAAGGGACGTCGACCTCGACATAGCAAACCCGCGAAACCATCAGGCCACGCCGCCGAATTCGAACTCGATCGACATCATACCGTTGTTTCTCTGGTTGCTCGGCTGCGGCGTGTTGCGTGTAATGGCAAAGCCGACTTCATCGGGATATTCGTCCGGGCGCCAGGCCACAAAGACCGGCGTCGTTTTGCAGACTTGCAGGAAGGGATCGAGCGTCTCGCGCACCCACGCGGGCGTGAGGTTCGCGAACGGCAGGCGCATCGCGCGGGATTCGGACAGCAGGACCGAGCCGAGATAATCCCCGCCTTCGGAGAAGCCGTCGATCGTACGGAACGCGCGGCCCATCGTGATCGGGGTGATCCCGACATAGACCTTCCGCTGCATGACCAGCAGAGCGCCGATATAGACGACCGCGGCGCGCGGCTCGACCGCGTCAGGCTGGAGCCGGATGCGGATGCTCGACAGGAATGTCGGGACGAACCGCATCAGCAGAGGATCGTCATTGCCCGGCATGAACTCGGGGACAAGCTCCAGCCAGTCGCCGGGATTGTCCGGGTCGGGATATTCGACCGAGACCGTGATGCCCGTGGAGCCCCAGTTGTGACGCGCCACGCCGACATAATCGACCTCGTCGAGCGTCGTGACATCGAACGTCAGATATTGCTCGTCCGTCGTGTCGCTCTGCCAGCGCAAATTGGTCGACGGATTGGCGAGGTTGGTCGCCGGATAATCCGCATCCTCGTCATCGGCCGTCACGCCCGCAAGCGTCACGAGATTGTGCCAGCCGATGATCGGATTGTCCGCGTCGAGGCTGTCGACAAGCGTCAGCGCAAGAGCCGGGGAAATGACGAGCATCAGGCCGCTTTCCAGATGATCGAACCGCCGTCCCGCTGATACTGCAGCAGGTCTTTCGCAAGCTTCTCGGTGTTCTGCGTGGTGAAATAATCACCTTGGAAACCGACGGTCATGGACTGCCCGGCGTTCGGGCCAGCCGGCGCCGCCGCAGCAGCCGGCGCCGCCGCGCTCGCAGCCGATCCACCGCCGCCGCCGGACGAAGATCCGCCCTTGCTGACGGATTTCATGCTGGCGATCGTCGCAAAGCCCTGAGCGGCGACCTGTGCGGCCGCCGCCATGTTCGCCGGGAACGGCAACCGCATCGCCGCCGTGATGCCCGTATAGACGTTGATCAGGGCTTCCGCGAGCGACAGCGCCTTGACGATGCCGAACTGCTTGTCGCCTTCCTTGCCCATGATCTTGGTCAGGCTCTCGATGATCGATCCGGCCGACCCCATCGTCGAGGCGAAGTCATTGAGCCGCTGTTCCTGCAGGCGCGCGACACGGTCGTTGTAATCGGCCTCGATCTTGGCGCGGAGCTCGGCGGAATCCGCCAGCATGCCGCCGCGCGCTTCTTCGAACTCGGCCAGCTTTTCGAGACGCTCCTGATAGACCGCGTCCTCGATTTCCTGCTCGGTCATCAGGCTTTCGCGAAGACGCTGGATCTTGGCGTCCAGCATCTCGCGCTCGCGCTCGATCTTGGCCTGCTCCTTTTCGGTCAGGCCCGCCGGGCTGCCTTCACCGAACGCGGTCTGCTCGGGCTTCTCGTTGTCATTGCCCGCGGTCCAGCCGCGCCCGAAGTCGGAGCCGAGACCAGCGGACAGCGCCGCCGTATCCCAGAACGATTTGATGCTGGCCTTGGCGGCCTCGGAACGCTGCACGATCCCGTCGAGCGTCGTCTGCAATTCGGTCCAGCCCTCGCCGAGCGGTTTGGTCGACGCCAGGAACGTGCCCCAGGCCCGGAATTCTTCAACGAGCTGCTGCACAATCCGCGACACGTGCATCGCGCCGTTCACGATCGACTGAAAGCCGGTCACGAGCGCATTGACGAAGGTGTCAATATTGTCCTGGTTCGTGAGTATCTGAACCAGGCTGTCGGAGATGCGGCGCAGTGCCGGCGCGAGCAATTCGGCCTGCTTCTTCAGGCCATCGAACACACCTGTCAGCGCACGAGCGCCGGCCGACAGAACATCCTGAATTCGAGAGCCCGCGGCGACCGTGTCGAAGAAGCCCTCATAGGACATGTTCAGATTGCCCAGGGACTTCGCGAGGCCTTGATAGCCCTCCTCCGCGACGCCCTTCACCTGCGCCTCAAGCTCGCCCATCAGGACGGCCTGCGCCTTGATCAACTCGCCATTCTTGGCGAGCTCCACGGCCATCTTCTTACCTTCTTCCGTGAAGGTGATGCCGCGCTGCGACAGCATCGCCAGACCCTTCTCCGGGTCCGCGAGCGCGCGCGCGAGGCCTTCCATGTTCTGCTTCAGGTCGCCGCCCCATGCTGCGGCCATATCGTTCGCAAGTTCGATCGCGCGCGTGAAGGTCTTTTCGCCAAAGCCGAACGTCGCCAAATTGGCGCCGATGTCCATGACCTCCTGCGCGGCGCGCCCGGTGCGGCGCTCGAGATCCTCGGCCCACGCGCCGACCTCTTTCGAGCTTGTGTTCGCCGCGTTGCCGGTGTTCTGCAGCGCCTTGTCCAGACGCCGGGCCGAAGCCTCCATCTGCTCGACACGCTTCACCGCCTGCGTGACACCGACAGCGAACGCCGTGCCGATCGCAGCAGCCGCAACGGCGGCCGCCGCAGCCGCAGCCTTCACGGCCTTTCCGGCAACGGCTTCGAAGTTCTGCAAGCCCTTCTGGGCCGACGCGATGCCGTCCTGAAACTGCGCGGAGTCGAGCCCGAGGGTGACGCGCAGAGATCCGATCACGGCCTGGCTCATACTTCAGTCCTCAAGCGCTAGTGTGCGTTCCCAGATGTCGGCGACTTCGCTCTCGGTCATACCGCCGGCGTAGGTCTTCTGCGGGCGCTTTGCGTCGCAGAGCCAATGGAACTCGGTAGGGTGAAGCTTCCAGAAGTCTTTCGGCTTCCAGCCCCAGATTCCAACGACTACCTTGAACGCTTCCGCGACGAAGGCGCAGCGGCCTTCGGCTTTGCGCCGTTTCCCGGCTTGGCGTTCGCCGACTCCTCGCGCGCCGTCGGCGGGATCATCATCGCGAGAAGACCATGCACGGCCGACGTGATGTTCTGGGCCGAGGCTTCACCGGCGAACATGCCGGCATAGACCTCTTCATCCTCGATCACGGCGCCTGCGTAACGAAGCGCTTCGCCGTAGGCACGGGCGATCACGCTGAACTTCAGGTTCTGCTTTGCGCTCGCCGCATAGAGTTCCGAGATCGTGATGACATCCTCGATCCGATGGATCGCGCCCATGACCTTCTTCGCCGGGATGACATAGTCAGTCCCGCCGAAGGACAGTGTGACGTCTGCGAAAACGCTCATAGTCAAGCCGGCGTGAAGGTGATTTCACCAGACGAGGAGAACGTCGCCTCGAAGGTGGAAGCACCGTTGAACGGTGCATTGGTCGAGAGGGCCGACAAACGGAACTCACCCGCAATGACAGAGCCCGTAATGCGGGTCCAATCCATATCCTCAATGCGGTTCCCGCTAAACCAAGCGGCGACGAGGACGTCGTCTTTGTCGATACCGGTCAAGGTCATCTCAACGCTGTCCTGGCCGCTAGCATTAAGCAGCTTCTGCCAGCCGCTAGAGCACTCGTCCGAGATGTCGATGTTTTCGCCATTGAATGAGATGGTCTTCTCGGTGCCGCATAGCTTAGTGCTGCCCCATCGGAGCACTTGCTCCCGACCTGTGCCTGCCGCCATGATCAAATCTCCTTGTGCAAGATCTGGACGTCGATGCGCGTCCGATGGATTACGCTGCCCGAAGTCGGGCCGGCCTCTACTGAATCGCGGCCGCCATCGATGTAGCAGCCGACGAACTTGGTGTTTCGATGCGTGAAGGCGCGTCCGGACAAGGCGGCCTCAACGGCGCGCGCAGCCTTGAGCGCCGCCAGTCCGCTCGCAGCCCAGCAATCGACCTGCACGCGCGTCTCGGTCAGGTTGTTCGCGCCGCACTCGTCAGAGACCGGAACGTCGCTGATCCGCTGGAGCGTCATGGATGGAAGCTGCGAAGACTGCGGACGGGTCGCCCAATAGACGCGCGTCGAGACTTCTGCCAGCACCCCGGAATTGGTCGAGAGGAAATGGACGAGATCTTCCTCCATCCCCCTACCTGCCCTTCAATTTCTTCTTAGCCGCGCGCGCCACGGCCTTGGCGATTTCGTCGCCGAGAACCTGCCCGACGATGTCGAGAACCTCTTCCTTGTGCGCATCCCACGCGGGTCGCATGAAGGGCTGAGGCGAATGATGCGCCGTGCCGAATTCCTGCAGCGCGCCGATCTTTGAGTTGCGACCACGCTCAGGGCCGACATGCATCTCGGCGAAGCTTTCCTGCTTCTTTGCCTGGCGCCGCGCCGTGCGCATCGCGGACCCGGCCTCTTGCTTCGATCCACCCGACCGCAGCACCGCAGAATATTCCGCATTGCCCGTCGTGTTCTTGATCTTCGGAGAGACCTTGATAGAGCCCTTCAGGTCTTTGGCCGGGCCGTCCGGGTCGTCCGGAGCCAGCGCGCGCGCTTTCGCGGCAATCGGCTCTCCGGCGATCACGAGTGTGCGCCGAAGAACGTTGCGTGCCGTCGCCTTCGTCAAATCTCCGAGGGCTTTGTCGAGTTCGGCAAAGCCCTCTGTCTTGACGACGGTTTTCATCAGGCCGGGATAACGACGCCGGGGTTCTGGATGTCGATCGTCAGGACGGTCGTCGATTTGGCGAGACCGATCTGAACGACGCGCTCACCTGTGCCGACGTCGGCAACCGGACAGAGACCGCCCGCCGTCAGGCCGGAGAGGTAATAGGCAGTGCCGGCCGTGAGCGTCGCGCCGATCGTGATGTCGCCCGTCTTTTGGACAACAATCGGCTGATTGAGCGACGAGCCCGTCAGGGCGATGCCCTGCGCAACCTGCGCTTCAGCCGTCGCATGGTCCGCATCGGCCTTCATCCAGAGCCCCGTCGCGGAAGCCAGATACACAGCCATGCCGGCCGTGATCGTCTCGCCCGCGACACCCTGAACCGTACGTGCGTCAGCACCCGGAACCACGTTCGCCGCGGTTACGCTCAAGTCAGCCATGATGAATTCTCCTCGTTAGGGGGTGCCTTCGTCGGCGCGTGCCGTGGCTTCAAATCGGACACCCTCACACCGGCCGATTTCTTCGACCCGCGAGATGTCGTAAACACGTTCGTTAAACAGGATGCGGTCTTTCGGGGTCACGCGCGCCATGAGCGGCGACCAGACCACCTCGAACACATCGGTCATCGTGGCGCCGACCTCGGCGGAAGCGAGCGTCTCGCGCGCAGTCGCGGGACGATAGGACGCCAGTGGACGGCCGATCTGGTTCCAACGATGCTCCGGCTCGTTCAAGTCGTTGCGGCCGATCTCGACAGCGCGCTCGACGATGATCTGCCGGTTTCGGCCGGAGGCTTTCACGGGCGCATCCGGCGGTAGTTGAAGAGCATCGCGTCGATGGACGTCATGTCGCCCGCTTTCACGGGCTCGCGCTGATTGAAATTGTCGGCGATGTGCAGCAGCATGGCGTGCCGCGCGTCTTCCGGGAACGCATCATCAGCAAACCCCGCCTGAACCGTCACAACGATTCGCGAACCCTGCTGGATCGACGGCCAGGACTGGCCATATTTGAGCACGATCGCCACATCGAGGCCGTCGGCGCGCACCTCGTAGACCGTGTCGGCCAAGGTCTGCGCGACGCCATCAGTGTCGACGTATTCGATTGTGACCTCATCGGCCGCGACAGGAGATTCCGGGAACACTTCGAAGTCGCAGAAGCTGTCGCATTTCACATCGAGCGTCTGCACCGCGAAGCAGATGCCGCAGTAATTCTCGGCGTAAACACGCGCGGCCTTAATGAGGCGCGTCAGCGTGTCGGTGTGATATGTTTCTTCCGGCTGCACGCCGCACTGCTGCTGCGCCTGCAGCAGCGAAACAGGCTCCTGAACGGGAGCCGTGGAGACGGTTGCCGGATACCACATCAGCGGCGCTTGCCCTTCACGGGCTTGTCCTCGCGGACCTCTTCCGGATCTGGATCGACGGCTTTCTCAACCTTCGGCGCAGAGACCGGCACAGCGCTTCCATTCTCGATCATGCGAACACATTCGGCCTGCGAAAATCGTTCGGTTTCATCACCGGGAGAAAGCGCGAAATCCATACCGGAAATCGAAACGAGCATTCTGATCTTCATCGCACTCTCCTGGAAATGAAACGGGCGGCCGAAGCCGCCCGCTCTTGGTTCAATCTCCAGCCGCTTACGAAGCGGCCGTGATGAGGTGTTTCACAGCGGCCGTGTCGCCGAGCTCGCCGTCGAAACGGATCAGGCCGGCAATGCCGAGATCCGGCCAGAAGCGTTCGCGAAGAACGCCGATGACAGGCGAGCCGACCTTACGGACGAAGTACTTGCTGAAGTCACCGAACAGCATGACCTTCGCCGCGGCGCCAAGGGACGCCATGTCGTCGTTGATGCTGTAGCGATAACCGAGCAGCGTGCCGGGCTGGCCGGTCGTTACATCGCCCATCTGCCAAAGGTAGTTGCCCTGGCCGTCCTTCAGTTTGCGGATCGCCGCCAGCGTCGTGTCGGAGAACATGAAGCGAGCCTTCGGCGAACGGCGATATGCCGAGTTGACCGAATGCAGCAGATCGATGATCTCGTCGCCCGTGATCGCGGCCGTGGCGACAGCGGTCTTGCCGAGCGAAGAAGCCGTCACGACACCGTTTGGATCGCCCGTGCCGTCGCCGGTCGTCAACTCCTTGTTCGCGATGCGTGCAAGGCGTTCGCCGAGCAGCGAGCCGAGCAGCGTTTCGAAGTTGAAGATCGAATCCTGCGCCAGCTCCATCGAGAACTTCACGAACTCGGTGTCATAGACGTAGGCGTCGAGGCGCTTCTGGCCGAAGGCGGCATCAGAGCCGCCGTCGTCCGTCAGGGCCGTTCCTTCGGTATGCTTCACAGCGACCACGGCCGTGTCGTCGACCGTCGGGATATTGATCTGGTTGCCCGACGACGTGTTGAGCGAGGTGCAGATGTCCTCGTCATACATCGGGCCCCAATCCTTCATCGTCTTGACGATCTGATTGGAGAGCTCGATCGGAACCGTATAGCCGCCGGCCGTGCCGGAACCGCCCGTCGTGGTCTGCATGCGAAGCTCTTCCTCGCGGAGAACACCGCGCCGAAGAATGGCGCGCTCCTCCGAGGAAAGTTCACCCGGATCACCTCCGACACGGAAGAACTTGTGAAAGACTTCGCGGTATTCCAGCTTGCCGTCTTCGTCCCCGGCGCCGCGGGCTTCAGTGTCGGGCTGGATCGGTCGGCGCTGCTTGCGCTGATCTTCCGCACGTTTCTCGAGTTCAGCGACGCGCTCTTCGCGCTCGATCTGCTTGTCGAGCCGATCGTATTCCGCCATCGCCGTGTCGTGCGCGGCTTCGAGTTCCTTGGTGCGGGCCTCGTCCGTCGAAGCGGTAATCAGGTCGTTGCGTTCGCGGGCTTCGGCGACGATCTTCGCCTGCTTCTCCCGCAGTTCCTTGATCCGATTGCTCATCGGTTCATCTCCTATTGATTGAGGAAATTTGGGCCTCGGCGGGAGCCTAGGCTTTACTCCGAACCTTCAGGTCCAGGTCGGCTTTCATGCGGAGCCGTTTGGCCGCCGCGTTGAAATTGGTTTGGCGGCGCTCCTTGCGGGTGTCCTCGAGGCAGCGCAGCGCAATCGACGTATCGTCATAGGCGGGGAACGCCACGACGCTCACCTCGCGCAAATCGAGCGCCTCGATCGTGCGCGTCGGCGGGTCGACGGTTTCATCCCAACTCTGTTTCGTAACGACGAAGCCAAACGACATGCCCGAGATGTCGCCGCGCTCGATCGAGATCGCGAGATCGCGCCCGTCGGACGTGTCGGGAAGATCGATTTCAATCGCGAGCCCGATCGCATCCTCGGAAAGCCGAAGTGTGCCGGCAGACGTGCGGCCAATCACCCGGCCGGAATCGTGATCGATGAGCGCGCGGACGTCCTGCTTGATCGCCTCCTTGAAGGCGCCGGGCGCAATGACTTCCCGGAAATATCCGCCGATGTCTGCCTCGCTGTTGAAGACCGCGGCATAGCCGCCGACCTTCTTGCCGGAATCCCCGGCCGCGCGCACATCAAGCGGTCGCGTCAGCGTCCGTTTCTCCAGGCTCATCGCCTTCTCCGTCTTCGTCCGACTGCGGCGTCCCGCTGTCGGTTGCTGTCGGCGTCGTGCCGAGGGGAACGGTGGCGCCCTGCATAAACAGGTCATCCGCCATCGGGTTGGAATGCTTCGGCCAGTTCATCAGATCGCGGCCGCGGTTTGGCTCGAGCAGGCCGCCCTGCACGGCGCGGACAATGCCCTCGATGCGGGACTTGAAGTCGCCGCGCATCAGGCCGTCGAGGTTGTGTTCGGCGAACCGGCCCCCGCGCGAGCGGCGCCCAAATATCTTTAGGTTGATCTCTTCCTCGAAAGCCTTCGCCCACTGCGCGATCGTGTGCTTGACGAGGTGAAGATCCTGCTGCTCGGTGTTCGAAAATGTGCCCTTGGAAAGATCCTGCAGGAACACCGGCGGAAGCCCGAACAGGCGCGCGATCTCCTGAATCTGGAACAGCCGGGCCTCGATCATCTGCCCCTTGGCGGGGTCGATGCCGACCGGCGTGAGATCGTATCCGGCAGGGATCGGGAACACCGGCTCGGCTTTGTTCTTCGCCGCGTCGATTGATCGCTTGATGTCCGACTGTGCGCGCTTGATTGCGTCGGGGCCAGCAGGCAGCGGACCCTTAAGCGCGAGAGGCGGAACGCCGCCGCCGGCGAAGAATGCCGATGCATAATCATTCATGGCAATCGCGAGCTGCAGCGCCTTCGCGCCGCGGCGCAGCGGACTGTCGACCGAGATCATGTCCCGCTTGAGATAGAACGGAACGTCGATAACTTCGTCGGCGGGATACTCCCGACCGTAGAGTTCATAGACCTTGCGGCCCATCCGGAACTTGACCGTCGTCGCGCTCGGGTCCATCGGCCAGATGTTGGCGAGCGTATTGCCCGACCATTCCAGCCAGGACAGGCCGCGCCCGCCGGTGAAGACCTGCTGCCAGTAGTATTTACGCCACCCGAATGACGTCCACTCGTCGTTCGGCGCCTCGTTCAGGATAGCGTTAACGCCGCCCCTGATGCGCTCGGCTCCGTTATCGGTTACCCGAAAGGCATTGAGCGGAAGGCTCGCCAGGCACGCGGACAGGAAGTCGACAGCGTCCGCAAAAGCCGGGACGGTCATCGCCGTGTCGATTGTAATGTTCGGCAGGTTCGCCGACGACACGCCAAAGAACGCGAGGAAGTTTTCCGCACTGACCGGGACGGCCTGGTCTTCCGGTGAAGCGCGCTTTTCCGACGCCTTCGTGATGTCGAATCCGAGAACCTTCATCAACCCACCAGGCTAAAGTTTGGATCGTCCCACGGGCTAATCGCCGGGGCTTCCTCAAGGTCTGTGCCGGCCGCGCCACGCATCATTGCGAGCGCCACCATTCCGTCGATCCGACCTCGGCTTTTTTCCTTGGTCAGCTTTCGGTTACCTGCCGGGTCCGACTGCACGACTGCGTTCGCCGCGCACATCGTCAAGACCGGATGATTTCCGTGCGCGACCTTCCCGTTCAGAATGTCGCTTTCAAGCTCGCGCAGAGCGGGCGACATGGACTGGAAGCCCTGCCCGAATTCCACGAAGAGAAATTCGACCTGCGCCTCAGAGAACCCAGCGCGATAGAGCCACGGCTTCAGGTGCCTGAAATTCCACCGATCGAACGCGACCTTCCGCATATCGAGTTCGTTAAAGAGCATCCAAAGATGCTCTGCGACGTACTGATATTCGATCGACTTGGCACCCTCGATCGCGACCAGATGCCCCTGTTTTGCCCAGACGTCATATTGCGTCCGGTCTGTACGTGACTTTTCGACGATGCCTTCGCCTGGCAGCCAGAATGTCGGCTCGATCTGCCAGACCGAATCGGACAACCCACCCAGCACAAGCGCGGTCAGGTCGCTCACCTCCGACAGGTCGAGGCCGCCATAGACGGCCAATCCCTTCAGTGACTTAGGGGCGGCTCCGCAAGATAGCCACAGCGCCCGCGAGACGAACGGAGAGTTCATCTCGACGCGCTGATTGAGGACGAGGTTCCGGTATTCGGCCTCACGCGACGGCATGCGCCGCGCGTCTTCGGCCATAGCCTTGACCTCGACCGCGTTCAGGAAGTCACCGAACGCTGGGTTTGCCTGCTTGATCGCCTTCTCGGAGAAGGGGTCTATGTCCATCTCGGCCGTGTAAAGCAGCAGCACAACGCGCGGGTCGTTGCCGGCCTTGGCGTCATCGATCAGGACTGAGAGCAGATCCGCATCGGTAGGCGCTTGCGTCGAGATCACGATAGACAGTGGCTGATCGTGCGCGCCGACCGCGGTCTCAAGCGCATCGTAAAGCTGCGACCGCGGCCCCTTCACCTGGCCGAGCTCGTCGTGAACGATGAACCGCGGCGAAAGCCCGTAGGCCGTCGTGGCGTCTGCCGACAGCGCCTTGTACTTAGTCCCAAGCTCGGGACAGAAAAGCTCCTTCACCGTGTCGCGGATGACGACATAGGCCTGCAGGGTCGGCGAGAGCCGGACGACCTTGGCCGCCAGATTGAACAGGATCGCGGCCTGGTCTTTCGACTGCGCCGCGCTGTTCAACTGCGAGTTCGGGACCGCCTCCGGGCCGACTGTGTGAAGCAGCAGCAGGAATGCCGACAGCGTCGTCTTGGCGTTCTTGCGGCCGAACGAAATGATGGCGCGGCGCGTGCCCTTCGGGTTGTCGTAAATCGCGCAGATAACGCGCTTCTGCCAGTCACGAAGCTTGACCGGCTTACCCACGTCCCGACCTTCGGGAATGCGGCAGTGTGTCTGGATCCAGCGTATGTTCCGCTGGCCGCGGGTATCCTTCTTGGCCCTACTCTTCCCAGGGCTTCGACGAGGCTGACGGCTTTTTGTTGCCACGATGGTTTGTCGTCGCCTGCTGGGAGATGCGCATCTTCGTCGCGAGTGATGCGATGCAGCGGCTCTCCCTCTCTTGGATTTTCAGAAGGCGGTCGTAGGCCGTGATCTTGAGATCCGGGTCGCCCGTCGCGCGCTCGATGAGAGACGCGATTCGATGGCTATGAACGACGTGCCGGCAGTACTGGGCGAGCATCGGAGAATTGGCCGGGGTGAACCAGTCAGCCGGTTCGGAATCGACGACCGCGCGCCACACCTCGACCTCTTCGTCGGTGAGGTGATGAGGCGGCGCTTGCCGCACGACCGTCTCAAGCTTCGCAGGAACCATAACTTCCATTGATGCCAGAGACTTGCGACCTCTCGTGCCCACTCCTCGAACCTTCCCAAAAAACCGAAATTGTTACGCTTTATGCTTTTTACGTTCCTCGACGGTGTCCCGTTGGGCGGCTCCAGAGATTGGACCACCCCCCACCCATCACAGATCTTGATCGATCGGCCATCCATCTAGACCTATGGTCTGCTTGACCCTGAAGCCGAACTGCTCAGCCGTACGCACCACATGGCAGGGCTGGCAGAGGCAGCGTATGTTATCGTCCGTGTCTGTGCCGCCCTTATCCAAGGGTATGATGTGGTCAGGCACAGTCGCTGCGATGATGCGGCCCTTGGCCTTGCAGTCCCTGCATAGGGGCTCGGCCTGCAGCCTGCGAATGCGCTGCTTGACGCCTGCCCTACCTCTTAGGCGTTCGGTCTTTCCGTGCCTGAAGGTGTGCATCAGCAGCCATCCATAAGGCGGCTATCAGTGCGACGGCTATGAAGGGGTAAGGACTTTGCTCCACGGAACACCCTGTCGATCATAGCCTTGTGCACATCATGGTCAGGGAGCAGAAGGCCAGGCCTCATGTCCATCTGTGCATTGAGGAAAGCAGCGTCGACCGTCTCCCGGCTTATCTGCTTTCCGCATCTGCACTTTGTAATTCGTATTGCACATACGTTCTGGATCTTGCCGCATCGGCAGGACACAGGGAAAGGAGGCTCGATCATTCGATAAAGCCGTCCTCGGCATCCTTGATGTCTTCACGCATCTGCGATGTCAGCGAGAACAGCCCGCCAAGGATCGCATAGCTGACGACGTTTCCGATCATGAAACTCGAAAGCGTATCGTCATGATGGGCGGCCACATAGGCCATACCGACGAGATCGCCAGCCTCGGCACGCTCCAGAAGCTCTTTCAGAACCCGGACGCAATCCTCATTGACCGGAAGGCCTTGGCCTTCAGGGATGGGATCGCCGCGAAGGCTGATGACCTTGTCGGCCATCCATCGTCACTTGAACGCCGGATGCGAGCAGCCAGCCGAGGGCTTTGCCTGGCAGGGCTTGGCATCGAACTTCACGCTCGTGCCGATCGTGGTGGCGAGAAGAAGGGCAATGATCATCGGGAACATGTCTGTCTCCTGACATGAAAAAGCCGCCCCGAAGGACGGCCTAAATGAAATCGCCCCGGTCAGCCTAATAGGGCTCCGGGGCGAGAGATTGGATAATCTACATACGCACTGATTTGCCTCACACGTCAAGCGGCAAGGAACTTGTCAACACCACTTGCAACAGCTTTCTCGCAGATAACTACATCGACTACCATCAACGCGTCCCGATAGCGCCTAGCAAGATAACGCCCCAAGGCAGCCCTTTCGTGAACCGCGCGCGGCTGGACGCTTGTGGGGCTCCCCATCCAGAGGAACGTCGCTCTTGCCCATATTACAATCCTCGCAGGCGGTTACGAGGTTCGACGCAGCATCATCACCTCCTCGGATGAAAGCGACTATGTGATCGCAATGGAGCACAACTTCAGGCGCACGGCGGCCGCAATATCTGCAGGTGAAGTTATCCCGCTTGAGAACTTCAAACCGCGTTCGCGGCGATAGCGTCTGCCGTCGGCGCGAAACATCAGCCGGACCGTACAGGTTGACGGCAAGCTGCTTGATTGATTGGCCGTGAACAGCGACCTCTCTCAGGATAATGAAATCGAAACGCCCGACTTCTGCGGCGACCTCAGCCAGCATCTTGCGCAGATCAAGCCGAACATCCTGGGCTAGCCGCTCAAGATGTGACACGGCGAAGAGGTGTGCAAACGCCTCTCCAGCCAATACCTGCTGCTTAGTCAGTCGACCGGCGACAACATCGGCCGCAGGAGTATTTCCGGGTCGTTTCTGGCGCGTCACAGCGTTCCGCCAACATTCAGATTTACATGGCGCGCGCGCCAATCATCACCTGTCTTCGGTGCCTCGATCTTCTTGGGCGGTCCATCACGGAGCTTTTCCAAGGTCTCACGCCAAAGTCGGCCGACAAAAAGCTCGGAATCGCGGCGCGCGTATTCTGTCAAGAACGGCCCATATCGATCATATGCGACCTCAGAGAACTTGCGGCCGAGAAAGATCGTCTCAACAAGAAGATCATAGTTCGCCGAGCCGACAACCTTCTTCACCTTCGTCAACTCATCGATCGCGGCAACAACCGAATTCGGCACGGCGTATGGCTTGAAGCTCGTGTCCACCTTGGCCCGGCTGTAGTCGATCGCTTGAGCACCCCCTAGCGTTGCATTCTCGCACTGCTCGAGGAACCAGTCGCCATTTGCCTTCTGCTGCGCGTCTATCTGCCGGCGGGCAAATGCATGTTCGAGTGCATCATGCCGGATGTTCTTCTGCACCCGCTCAATCTGCTGCGCTCCAGTCTCAGGGTGCCGGTACGGCGAAACTACCTGGACCTCTCTCGTCTCAAAGCGCCCCTCAAAGCCCGGACCCGCCTTCTGCTTCCGCATCGCTTTCATGTTCCCAGCCCTTTCCGCCTATGCCGCCGCTACGGCAGATGAAATTCTGGTTTCTTCCCAATCACTTGGAAAAAGTTTGCTTCCCTCTGGAAATGCCGATGAAGGTACTGGCTTCGGAGGCTTCCCGTACTCACGCTCCCATCTGTCAGCACACGACTTCCAGCGAGGGTCTTTCACCCCGATCGCCACACTAGGGACTGTACCAACAACCGGCACGTATATCGAGGGTCGATAGCTGTGCATTTCGCGCTCACGGATGACCCATGTGCTCCAGTTGGCGCCCCAGTCCATGCTCAGGGCTTTCCGGCCAGTCGCCGAGAAGGCGTTGTTCTTGAATTTCGAAACCACGCCGTCCAGACGATCGGCTGGGATTCCGCTCGCGATAGCCGTAGCCCTCTGGGCATCGGTCGGCTCCCAATTTTCAGGAAGCCTGGTCGCGCGCGCGCAACCTCTCTCTGCTTCTGTATCTGTTTCTGTCTCTGGGGGTGTTTCATGTAACGTTACACCATCGTTACTCGTGGTGTTTCTTTTACGTTCCCGATGCTGTTTCACCCGCTCATTTGACGTGTCGGATTTGAACTGGCGCGCATCCCAATTGTGCGGCGCGGCGCCGTCTTCATCGCGATCGAGCAGCCCTGCCGCAGAGAGGCCGCTGAGAGCCACGTTCACAGCTTCTGCCGACATCCGCAGCATGAAGGGCAAATCAGCCACAGGCAGACGTCCCTCGTTTCTGGAGGCCACGCAAAGCAGGTTCACCCAGACCTTGAAGAGGTCCGCCGGCAACGCCTGCACTTTTGGATCGTCCAGCGCTCCATCATAGAAGCGGAACCATCTGCTCATGTCCCCTGCCCTCCGCCGCCGCTCGGCGCTTGGTGATCGTCTTTACGCTGCTACTTGGATCGGCTCCCATGCGATGCGTCTCAGCACCGTGGGGCCGGTATGCTCTCGGTCCCAGCAGAACCAGGCGAACGGTGTCGCGCTCGATGCCTTGGGGCCGTCCCAGCCTTCGCGTTGCATCATCGGAAGGCGGTTGATGAAGGGATAGACGCGCGCCAGCTTGCCGCCGTCGAGGATATCCCGCCGCGCCGCGCTCTCGATGAACGCCAGCCGCAGCAGCATGTAGACCCTCGGGCAGAGATCGAGCCCATGCGCGACGAAATCAGCGGCGTTCTTGAACGGCGGGTTCGTGACGATGGCCTGCACGCCGATCGGCAATTGCTGCTCGAGCAGAAAGTCCCAGCCGTGCTGATCCTGATCGGGCGAATTGTAATCGACGAGATCCGTGGCATAGACTGTATGGCCTGCCGCTCTGAGCACGCGCACAATCGAGCCGGGGCCACATGCTGGTTCCCAAATCACTGGCGGCAGGCACTCCACCCTCAAAAGGGCATGAACAGCCTCAGGCGGGCTCTGGTAGAGATCGTTTCCGCGATCTGCCAAGGCAGCCTTGCTATTGCCCATTGTGGTGGAGAGGGAGGTCATGCTGCGTCGGCTTCCATAAGCTTCAGGATGCCCCGCTGAATTTCCATGGCTGCCGAAGCCCGCGCGCGGGCATTCAATCCGCAGTCACTAGCGCTCTGACCCCTACGAGCCAATTCCTGCGACTCTTTGATCGAAGCCAAGCCGCAATCGGCGGCAACCTTGGAGGCGTCGACCATGGCGGCCGAGCGATGCGCTCGAAACATGGCCTTCAGACACTCGAAAAGACTTGACCGTAAGTCCGGGTCGATGGGCGTCGTGTTTACGAGGCGCGCGATGTCTTCGTCCGATCCAGTCATTGAGCCGCCACCTTTCCCGCCATCCGCTCCATCTTCTTCCGTTCCCGTGCGATGCGTTTGTCTTCCTCGATAGAGGCGAGGAGAGCCATCTGGGTGTTGGTGTAGGTGCGTGTGGCGTGTCTGTTGTAGGGGCCCGGACGGCGCGCGAGACGTCGTTCGGCTGCGCGTTGAATTAGGGGGCGTAGGGTGCGGGTGTTCATGCCGGCACCTTAGATTTCCGGTCGTGCTTCGAGAGCAGCGCCGTGAAGACGGAGATGTCAGTCTGCTTGTCGACCACAGGGCGGAACCTCGCGGGGTGGAACGCGTATTCCGAGCGGCCTTCCTCCCACATCTGAAGGGGGTTTCGGACCTCGCGAAGGTAGATGTGGCCGGTCCGCTTGATTGCCCTTACCGTATACACGCGGTTCAGGCGCGGGAGGTTCTTGACCTCGCCATGCCGAACTGCGCTTTCGGGCCTGTAGCTTTCGGAAATGCAGACCACTTTCTGTCCGAGACGAAAGGCCATCACCCCTCCTTCCCGCCATGCAGGACGGTCACTTTGCCGCTGCGATCGGGCGTCATTTGGTTCGTTGAAAATGTTAGCGGATGCCATGTCCGGTAGCCCGGAGACCGGAGCGGAATATGCTCGCCGCAGATCACGACGTACGGCTCGCCATTCCCGTCGGTCAGGACGCGGCGCACGTGATGCGACCAGCCGAACTGCATGCTTACGTAATGCCAGCCGAACAAGCGATGCTTCAGCCTCCACATCAGATCGTCTCCTTCCCGCCATGCAGCGGGGCGCTCAGTGTGTTGATGCGATTGCGGACCGGCAGCCCGATCGAATGACCGCGTCGCGCCGCTTCCTCGCGATAGCGAACCTTTGCGAGCTTGCTGGCGCTGATACCGACGTGTGAATATTCACGATCGACGCTGTGAACGAAGGCGCTGCGGTCTCTGTATTTCCCCTCGCCGGAGCGACTGGCGTATTCGTCCGGACGGATGGGGCGACCAAGCGCCGAGCGGCTCGGGTCTGGGTCGCCCATGAGCGCGGCCGTAAGGTCGATCCTCCGTGCGGCCTGGCGCTCGACGCTTTCGCGGACCGGCCGAAGCGCATCCGGCTTGCCGATCGACACCGAGCGGACCGATACCGCCGCAGGCGCGTGATGGGTGGATGTGCCGAGCGAATAGACCGACCGGGTTTCGGCTGGGAACTCGCCCGTCGCCTTCGGTTCAACCGCCACCGCTTCGATACGCTTCGCGGCGCGCGGGTCGCCCTTGGCTCTGGCGCCTTCGATGATGCAGCGGACCGTGATGCCGTCGAGCTTCAGCGCCTCGGCGATCTCCGTGCGGTTTTTGCCCTCCGCCCAAGCGTCGAGGACATGATCGCGGGCGTAATGATCTGAGTGGGAACGGCGTGAGGGATTGTGCGGCGCCGCGCGAACATCGCCAGCCCGGCGCGCGCGGATGACGACGCCATCAATGCACGATGTGTCGAGGTTCAACTGTTCGGCGATCTGCCCGTTCGAGAAGCCCTGCGCCCAGAGGTTCAGGATGTTCTCCCTGCGGCCGTAGTTGTCGGCCCACGCCTGTTGCGAGTCGTTCATCTGCCCAACCCCGAGCCTTCCGGCTCTTCTCAAAAAAACTGACGCTCGCCCCCGAGCGTATGGACGCGGTTTACTGGCGCCGATCAGGCGCGCTTGAACAAAGTCACGTTGTCGAGTTGCTCCTCGAGGGCCGTCTCCAGCGCTGCGAGGGATGTCTGTGCGTCACGGGCCTTGCCCAGCAGCGCCTTGGCTTCGGTCTCGTCGACCTTGCCGTCCGTGATCGCCTCGGCGAACGTCGAGAGGACTTCGCCCGTGTCAGAGCCGACTTCGCCCAGGTGCCTCACGAAATTGGTAGCGGGGCGGGCTTCGGCCTTGATGACCAGCGATTGCCCGGCGATGTCCGCGAGAACGCGCGTCACGATCGGCTCGCCGACTTCGGCCTCAAGATCCATCACGACATCGATCGGCGGGAACAGCGGCTCATGCAGCGCGCCGTAGCGGGACAGCAGCGAGGCGTTGCCCCGCGTCGCCTCTGCTGCCCGCACAACGCCGCCGGCGGCTGCGATCAGGTCGCGCCACGCGGCCTTGATGGCCATGTATTCGCGGGAAGGAAGCTGCCGTCCGTTCATGAAAGGCCCCCGTTCTGAATTTCAGTGCTGGCGCTGTCGCTTACCGCCATGTTTCCCGTGCCGGGCAATGGTTCCCGGCGTGTGAAGGAACCAAGGCGATGCGGATCTGGGGGACATGGGGGCAAGCGATCTCCGCCGCTGCGTTTGCCGCTCTTCCCGGCCGTGCGTACGTCTCGGGATTTGGCGTCCTCTCCCGTTCCAGGAGTGGTGTCCCCAGCGGGAGAGGATTGCCCAGAAGAAGGTCCGGAGGCATTCGCGCCATCCGGGAGTTGGCCAGCCTGGTTGAGGGGAGGAACGTCGCTGGCAGACGTGTCCTTGGATTCGTGCCGGACTTCATCGGTCTCGCCGCCGGCGGGCGAGCTGAGTTCCTCCGGGGTGTCGCTGGAGGTAGCGACATCGTCGGAGTCCGAATTCGCCTCATGTGTATGCGCGCGCGTAGCACGGACCGTGCCAGACTTGCCGCTGTACGCATTGAGGTAGAGGTCGAAGAACGCTTCCTGCTCGTCCACCTTGGCGGAGTCCGCAGTGCGTTTCTCTATGTAGGACACGACCTTGCCAAGGGCGGTCTTGTCGTAACCGGAGTTTTTCGCCTCCAGATAAATTTCGCGGATATCCCGGTTGAGATCGCGCACTTCGTCGCGAACCCGGATGATCCGGTCGATGATGGAGCGGAGTTCCTGGTCGGCGGTCATGCGACTTTCCGATCATGGATGCGGGCGTGCTGCTCGCGGTTGACGACTATCAGGTTCGACCGCTCGTCCTCCGACATCGGGTGTGAGAGGTATGGCCACTCCCCGCCGAGGCCGACGACGGCATCCGGGTCATCGATCCGCACGACGGTGATGTTGCGCCCGAACGCCTGGCGGAGCGCAGGCCATGCGACGACGATCAGAAAAGCCGCGACGTTCACGATGCCAATGACCGTGAGAGCGATGTCGACGCTGATGCTTTGCCCGAAGAGTTTCATGCCCTCTGCCCCTCTGGAGACTGGCCATGTTTGGTATTGACGATGTCATTCAATATCTGCGCGAGATCCTGCAGGTATCGGTCGATGATGCGCGCCGCCTCGTCGAAGCCATTCAGGCGGGCAAGCTGCTGCCGGTAGATCAGGCCCATGTAGAGGCCGGACAGATCCGTCTCGAACTGGTTCAGCACGTTCTCAAAGTCGAAGCATTTCGACGTGCCCTCAGGGCATGAGACGATGAGCCGGGTTCCGTCGTGGGTAATCATGCCGAGCACCGCTCGGGCTGGGGTACAGACTCAGGCCAAGGCAGGCCGTCCGGCCAATTGTCTGCACACCACAAGACCACCCGGTCATATGTCTTGATCGTGAACCCCTGCCCTTCGCGCACACGCGAGAGGAACGAGTTGTCGTTGATCGAGCGCTTGCCGATCGTGGCGGCCGTGATGCCCGAATGGGCTTCCAGCGCCTCGGCGAGAACAAGCAGGTGAGAACGAAGCAGGTGTTCCATGACTACGGATGATGTGGAAAATTCCCCGCTAAGTAAAGTGGAAAATTCCACGTCGCGTATTTTTCCACGTCGGCGGATATTCCCGCCCATGCGTCAGGCAGAAGCAGCGGGCCTTCGGGCAGCAATCAAGGTGGCCTTAGAGGCTCAAGATCGGCTCACAGCGACATCGCTCGGGAAAGCGATAGGCCGGGATGGAAGCTACGTTCGCGACTTTTTGAACGAGCGGAAAGACAGCATCGGCGCGGCTGAAATTACAGCCATCGAGAAGCGCTTAATGCTCCCGGAGGGCTCCCTACTCCAGATTGTCGGAGGGCCAATCGCAACGCGTGAGGAACCTGGGGCGCGGATCGCGCCTGATGGAGATGACCTCCGGGTTGGGCCCAAGGACATTCCCGTCATGGGCATCACAGCCGGAGGCGCCAGCACCGACGGAGAGTTCCACATGAACGGCGAGACTGTGGACTATGTTCGACGCATGCCCGGCATCGCCACGCGGAAGAACGTCTTCGGCGTCTACATTGAAAATGTCAGCATGATCCCGCGCTTCCGGCCAGGTGAGCTTCAGTTCGCTTCACCAAGTCCACCAGCGCGCCCCGGCGATGACGTGCTGATTGAGCTTGTGCCGATGGAGGGAGAGCGCGCCGGTCCTTCGTATATCAAGACGCTGGTTCGGCGGACTGCGACGAAGCTCATTTGCGAGCAATACAATCCGCCGAAGGAGGTCGAGTACGACCTACAGCACGTGAAAGCGGTTTACCGCATCATCCCGATGGATGAACTCGCCGGCTTTTAGCCTGCCGCCGCCGCAGCCAGATCCGCCGCGTCTTCGGGAACGTCGCCAAACACCCCTAGCAGTTCCGCGTCTGCGAACTCGCCGGCCGAAGGGTTGCCCGTCCGACTGAAAGCAATCGCCCCTCCCTTGGCAGAAAGCCGCCGCGCCAAGGCGCGCGCCGCGTCGGGCCCTCCGTGAACCTCCCTTGCCTGCCGAACGATGAGGCCGCGCTCGGAATGCTCAAAGGGTTGAACAACATAGTAGGTTATTTCGCTCATAATCTGACCTCCCCAAGCCGCTAGACTAGGAAAAGATGACTCGACGTAAGGAACAAATCAAGAACCTTTATCGATCTTCCGCCGGACAGACGCGACAATGCTTTTGAGGGCTGCGATTTCTTCTTGGGCCTCAATGCCATCCGCTCGTGCGAGCCGGAAGGACGCCTCCAAAGCCGTTCGCAGGGTATCGATGTCGCCCTCCTCCGCCAGCTTGCGAGCAGCGCCGAGCGCCGCGTTGTGGCTTGGCTGGTCGTCCACAGCCTCCGCGACGAGAGCCTGAACGGCGGCTTCGTCGATCAGCCGGCCGGCGCTTGCGTGCTGTTCGCGGACAAAGGCAGCGATCTGTTCTCGCTCATTGCCGCATGCCCCGGAATCCGCAGTCGCCACGCGCGCGAGGATCTTGAGCGATCGAGATAGCGCGCGAGTGAAAAGCTTGTCGGCGGCGCGCTCTTCTTGCTCCAGCGCCATCGCCTCGATTTCCGAGGGCGTCCGCTCGACGTGGACGATCACTTCGATGTCGACGTAATCAGTGTCGCCCCTAAAGGCGCTGTAGAGTTCGGCGAATATCCGAGGCTCCGGCGCGCGGCCATCAAGGGCCTCCTCCGAAGCCCATTCAGGCAAGTAACCGAGGTGGATCTCCCGGCTTCGTTGCCCGCCGAAAAAGCCGGCCTCTGTCCACCACCCGTCGATTGCCGTGGCGTAGCCTTTTCGGCTGTGGGGATTGTTCGGCTCGCGCCGCGCCCGCACGCCGTATTCACGATTGTTCAGGTGAAGCCGTTCACCAGCGCGAATGAATTCCAGCGCGTTCGGCCTCCTATAGCTGAGGCCGACGACATCGATCGCGAGGCCTTGGCAGAGCCTTCTCCATGACCCTGCCGGCGGGCCTGTCCGATGTGGTTTGAACTTGATCATTTTGCACCCCCGGCCAAAGGGGAGCAGAACGTCCTGTGGAAACGAACGCGGATTTTTCCACGCTATCTATTGACGTGAGGAAATTTCCACACGATACTTCCCTTCACCTAATTCGGGTGGAGGGCGCGGCAATGCCAGATCACACTCCCGGCCCATGGGGCTGGTGGACATCATGCTCTTGGCGAAGGCTTACGAGTAAGGACAGCAACGGAAGCTGGCTGCGCCAGGGCAATGTCCTGTGCCCGGTCGTCGCCTCTGATGGGCACCCGGACATCATCGCCTCGAAAGAGGATATGGCGCTGATTGAAGCAGCGCCGGACCTTCTCGCCGCCCTTGAGCCATTCGCAGACATCTTGGGCGAGGACGACGACGATTTTGCGGACGACTGCAGCGTCACCGTCAGCTTCGGACGTACAAAGCACTATGCTTTGACGCTGCGAAATCTGCGATTAGCGCGCGATGCTGTCCTCAAGGCGGAGGGCCGCTCCGATGCCTGATCATCGCGGAGAGCCCTCTTGGGCTGAAAAGTCTTGGGGCGAGCGTGCGGTTATCATCGCCGCCGCACCGTTCCTTGCCCTGATCTTCATCTGCCTCGCGGTCATGATGGCGGCTCTCTGCCTCATCCCGGTTGCTGCTGTCGGCCTTGCGTTCGCCGGGATCTGGTGGGTCGTGTCATGACCCTCTCCGGCGCTACCCCCGCCCTTGAAAGCACGGTGAATTCGCTGAAGGCGCGGATGGACAATCTGTCGCCGCCGTCGAAGCATCTTGCCGAGGGCATCCTCAAGACGGTTGAACATACGAAGCGGGTGTCGCCGGCACAGGCCGCCCAGATTTCCCGGCTTGAGCGGCTGTCCCGCAAGAAGTTCAAGTCTCAGGCCAATCCCGATAGAGGCTACCGCTGGGAGGCCCTGCCCGGCGAAACGCCCGAGCAGACCTACGCCCGCCGGAAGTTCCAGATCAGCGCGGCCGACCATCGCCCGATCCGCACCCGCGAGACCGGCTATGTCAGCACAGCCGAGCAGAAGCGTCTGGCCTACGCCCGCGCCGAGCATGAATTCAAGATCGCCACGGACCCGGCCTACGCCGAAGCCGCCAAGCGGCAGGAGGCGCGCAGCGGCGCGTTCGTGGAGGCCTTGGTCGAGGGTGTCGGCATGGGCGACCAGAAGGAGAAGATCCTCCTGCGCTCTTCGGTGAAGCACTACCACCGGGGCGACATCCTGCCCTTGGCGCTGCCGCTGCATGTCCTGCCCGAAACGCTCGACCGGAAAATCCTGATCGGCTGCCTTATCCGGCGTCTTCGGATGCTGCGCGCCGAGCCCATCCTCGGCAACATGCACGACGCCGCCAAGGCCCGCGCCAAGATCCAGCATGTCCGCGCGGCGCTTATCTGCGAGGGCATCGCCCTTCTCCGAGATCGCGCGCAGGCGAGGCTTCTGGCCTTCGAAATGGATCAGGACGGAACGACCTACGACGACGAGGTTCCGGCCAAGCAACTCGACGAGGAGTTTGAAGGATGAACGAGATCATCCCCGCCGAACTCCGCAGCGCGATCCGCCGCCTCAGCGCGCAGATCCAGCTTCGCCAGCGCGACATCTTGGAAAAGACCTTCTCGGCTGAAATGTGCGGCTCTGCGTCCGCCCTCGATTATCTCCGGGATGTGCAGCGGGATGTCGGCGTTCTTCTCGTCTATGCCGATCGAGCGGTCGAGGAAGCGCAGCGCGCCATCGTCAGCGAAGAAGACGTTCCGGCGAAGCCTGTCCTGCGCCTGGTGCGCGGATGAGCGACATTCGCACCCGTGATCACCGGAAGAAGATCCCGCTGTCGGTCCTTCTGGAAGCCTATCGGGTTGCGCTTGCCAAGGCCCTCGGGCTTCCGAGCGATACCCGCTTCGAGGCTGACCACGACCCGGCGCTGTGCCTTCGTGAGTTCGACCCGGAAACGGGCGACTTCACCCCGCACCAGAACGATCCGGCCTTCATCCGCATCCGCACCGAAGAAGATCACTACGTAAAGACATTCGGCACAAAGGCCACGACCGCCGGCAGCGACATCCACGCCCGCGCGCACGGGCGTCGCATCCGCGCCGATGAGGCCGTCCACGCTCAGGCCATGCTGGCGAAGGTCGGCCTCGCCGAGCCGCCGGAGCGGAAGCCCTCGCGCCTGCAGTCGCGCGGCTTCGAAAGAGGCCCGAAGCAGAAGATCCCGAGCCGCCCCTTCCCGAAGCGCCCGAAGAAATCACGCCGCACCTACGGCTTGGAGAATCCCCATGACTAAAGAAAACACGCTTCCAGACCGTGTGTCGGTTGAGATGAAGGGCGAATTTGTGCTGGTTCGCCGCAATGTCGCGGTATCGGCGCGCAAT